CTTAAGAAAATCGGGAATTAAACCACTTGTAGCAGGATTAACTATATTCTCCCATTGAGGTCTTAGTCCCATACCAATAAGCTGCTGGAACATAGGTTGTCTTCGAAGATTATAAATTTCTTCTAATGCTGCAAGAATGCTCATAAGATCTGATCCTGATGCACCTAATGCTTGTTGAAACCCTGAAGAATGACGTCCTCCCATAGAAGTAAACCGTTCAGAAAGTCCTGGTACTATCTGCTGTTGATATTGCCTTATAGCTTTGTCACGTATCGGTCCAAAATCAAACTGCTTAAGTCCTTCAAACCCGGTATTCATTAATCGACTCATCATCTGCTGTGCTTCAGGCGTATACTGCTGAGCCTGTTGTACCCGTTGAGGTGACCCAAATAATGATTCCCAGATTTGTGTACCAATTCCAGGTTGTTGCGCTGTTTGTTGCCCCATGATTTGATTCATGGGCTGATATACTTGATTACCATTTTGTGCTGGCATACTATTCTCTCCTAATACTATTAAACTATACCTGTACCTAGAGTAGTATGAAATAAACTAAAAGTTATCTACAAGGAGAACATAATGCCATCTTCACAAAAAGATCCGGGACTCTATATAGAGAATACAAGCATCTACGACAGACAATCTATATATAGCTTAGACATCAATAGTAAACAGTTTAAAGAGTTTCTGGTACTTCTTACCCAGAGTATCAATAAACATGCCATGGCAATAAACAACAAAGATACAGGATTCTATCCACTTACAGAATTCATAAACGGCCAGTTATACTTTCCTGATCCTGCAGGAAGTTCAACAAGTGCACAGACCCCTACACAACGTAACGTATTTAGAAAAGTATTCAATTGTGGCGCACTTTTAAATAACGCCAATCTTGCTATTCCACACAATATAGATCTTACGTCTACGTTCAAATTCACACGTATATATGGGGTAGCTTCTGACCCTGTAGCGCTCAGTTATATTCCGTTACCTTATGCAGGGCCTACACCAGGATATATAGGGTTATCTGTAGATAATCTTAATATTAATATACGAACTACTGATAATAAGACTGCCTACACCAATACATTTGTAGTACTCGAATATATTAAATATTAACAATGTCCCATACTGGTTAGAATATGGGACATGAATAAAGCTAGTACAAACGTGATGCGGTTGGTCTTGTATGAATTAACATAGCATTAAGTTGGAAATCAGATAATACATAATCTATGACTCTCATCTGTTCTTCTGTCCATGTTATATGGAACTGAACAGATGCACCTTCATTCTGGAAGTACACCGGGTGCCATAATTGTTCTTGCCATGCTTCAATAGGTACTGTTGGATAAGGTGACAATTCTAACATACCAGTGCCCAATAATGATCCTGTTATGGAACCACCATCAACCAAAGGGCACTCAGAATAAGTAGGATAACATTCTACAAATAATTGTGGATCAAGATGATTAGGCCCTTGAGGTTCACTATTAACTAAGAAATCTACTTTATTAACACAAGTACTCGAACCTTCTTTAAGATAAAAATTGAACTGCTTAGTGAGTATATCTATCTTGCTTATTCGTGTTACAGTTCCTCCGCCTGTATATACATCAGCACCAAGATCAGGCATATCTTCAAGCGTAAACGTATCTTTAGTAAGTACGGTAACACTATATATATGACCATTCATCTGAGTTATGCCGAAACAGTTCTCTATAAGAACATAACTATTTACAGGTAGATTATGATCTATAACTGTAAAGATACCGCCAGGATTGGTAATATTAGTTATCTGCAATGCAGGGGCATTGCGTTTTCTATTAACATCAATAAAGAAAGTAAACCCTTCCTGATTGCCTGCTATAATAAGCTTAGGTAGATCAGCAAGCGCTCCTGAACCCCATGTATCAGTAGTTTCTTCCCATGTAGAACCCATAGACGCCCATGTAGCAGCATCATCAGCATAATAATAACCAAATGCTGTAATACTATCATCATTAAATGCCCATGAAGAGTTTCTATAATTATATACTAATATCCTATTAGGAAACTTATAGGTATCAAGAACCTGATATGTAGGTGTTGATATAGCCCAATAGACCATCTCACTATAATAATCCCGTATTCCATAAACACGTTCAGGACCATTATTGTCATTATTTATCTTAAATACTTCGTCAGGTATAGAACTGTCTATACGTTCTACCTGAGTACCGTTACATGCATGAATGCCTACATTACCGACGCCAAGAACAACCTTATCAAAAGGTACTTGTGACATGGTAGATTTAGCACCAAGCTCTGTATTGATCTGTTGCCATGTAAACGGCAATATCTGGTTACCTGTGTAGACAAACTCCCAGGTACTTGATGAAAAATATACAATAAGTCTGTCACGTAGAAACTGTGCAGTCTTAATAGGCTCTTTGCATGGACAATCGATCCAACCACCACGACCTGGTATATCTTCACGCCATGCTATAACTTCAGGTGTACCATCTTGCTCTACAGGAGAACCATTCTGGCACCAACGTGCTCTATTGAAGTATGTTACCTCGGCACCATTGATAGATTCTATAGTATTGAACGCTACAAGATGGTCCTTAAAAGGTAATATAATACGTGCTGTTTTAAGGTAATTGGTAGTACCCGTCTTACTCGTATAAAAAGTCCACTGCGCTGCCGTATTTCTACGCCAGAACCCAACTACTTGGTCATACCATGTAATACCATCAGCAGGGTTATAGTTTGTAGTAAACAATAACGTATCGTTAGGATTGTCGCCCTGCCAATTAGTACTCCAAAAAAACTGAGAATCATCACCTGACCAATCTATCCCTCCAAGACGATTCCAGCCGCCAGCAGTATATTGATAGGCATACTTTGTATCAAATGCATATGTAGGATTATCTATAGATTGACTTATTTGGTATTCTGCAAAGCCCATAACAGGCAATGAAGGATAAAAATATATCTGTGTATTAGGTATAGAACCTGCAAATATATAATGCCCTGTAGTTGTATCAAACCGTGCTACATCGCCAGCACTTGATAACATAAGAACATCGCCAGGACCAGGTTGATATACCGTATAGATCTGATCACCTACAGAGAACATAGCCCCAACATCAAATGCAACACCTGGAGCTATACCATTAGGTACAAACCCATCAGCAACACCCAGACCATCAGTAGTACCATCAGCAGTAGGTATAGCTATACGTAATCGTGACCTTAAAGGTTGTAATACAGGATCTACCGATTCGTCCATAAGCCTAGATCCAAATCGTTTACGTACCCTCCCGCGAAATACATATGCATTATCAAGTTGCGCAAATGCATTGTCAGGTATCATAAACGGCTTAATATCGAGTTATAAACCATGATCCCAAGGAGCTATAAGGAACTTATCCATATTATGCTCCTATGAGCATAAAACTGAACCAAGAATCATCTCTAACTGTTCCTGCATAATTATACGTACCAACATAAAATTGTTGGCCAGGAAGATCAGGCCTTGTATATATAGCACAATGTGCAGGCGCTCCTGGTCCATTAAGAGAAGTAACGAAAGTACCATATACAGCAGCTAATGGAGTAGGGAATTTTACTTCTGTATCACCAACAGCGCTTCCTTGACGGTTGCCAAAACATAAAATAATGCCGCTTGGTAACTTAATAAAACGATTTCCTGTTACTGCATTAAATCCTAATGTGCTTATATCTAGATCAACACCAGCAAGATTATGATAGAGCAATGCTCCTGCAAGATTATAGAATCCTATCTCACCAGCAGCAAAAGCAGGTGCAGGTTGTTGTACAAGGGTTATTTTTTTATGTTTACCCACATCAACGCCAATATCATACCCTATATGATCTATAGAGAACCCTGCATTGATTGTAGTAAAGTTATTGCGTATTAAAGGCTGCGTAGCATTGATCCTATTAGCAGCCAATGGCGTATCATAATATGGCATATTCTCTCCTTAGTACGGTGAATTAAAAAAGCCCCATCCGCCGTACGGCCAATTTGCGGAACCTTCAGTGTATACTGTAGCAACACGTTGATTAGAAAGCTGCATATTAGTCTTGCGTAAACACAAAAGTTCTTGTTTATGATATTCAGGTTCTAATAATGCTACACTCTCCATATCAAGACGTTCTTGTAATATCTTACGTGCTGCTCCATAAGCTATATATTGAAACCATTGGTTAATATCAGGATGCTGTGTTGTATCAGTAGATAACAACTCAGTAGGCACTACAAACACATCAAACGTAATAGGATATACCTGGTCAGGTATAGGCCGTACAGTAAATGTATCGTTATAAAAAAGTACAACTTGTGGCATAGCAGCTTGATAAGGAACTACCTGGTAATTTATAGGTTGTCCTGCAAGAGGAGCAGCAGAAAAGGTTATATTATAGGCACCTGTAAGATAATTGATCGTATTGACACCGGCTCCTACATCACCTGTCATAGTACCCGTCTGAGCATCTACAGGTACATCATGTAACTCAAGACCATAATAAGCAGGTCCTATACTATTAAACAGTACATGATTCTGCATAATAGGAACACCTGGTGTCGTAGCACCTGTGGGCAACGTACCTGTAAAGGTAACAGTAGCTCCGTCACCAAATCGACCTGTCTGGCCTATCTGAGATATATTAGGATAGATATTAAAGAACTGCTCTCTTGATTGAGACAGCATCCTCCTCATACCTGCAATATACAAAGGCTCATGAACTGATACATATTTATTTTTAAACTCATATAAAGCTGATGTAGGATCTACAAGATCAGTTGTATAGTCACCGATATAAGGCCTGGTATAAAAGGTAAACGTTCGTTTGAGGTCAAATATGCGTAGATGTTGCGGCATATCATACATGTAGAATCTGTTTATATAATCATTGAGATCATCATTAGTTAGCTGCGCATTTGAAGGAGCACGAACCAATCTTCGTATGATAGTGTAGATGTTCTGTAATGTCGTATAAGGTGCTGGCATATACTCTCCTTAGTATGGAAGAACGTTACGTGTAGCTTGGAACAAAAGTAAACTATCTTGCCCTACTGGAACGACCTGTGGACTTTGTGAGGCACCTGCTGCTATAAATGGTGTATAAAGGGTAGCATCTACGT